AATTTACACAGCTTATGGACCCAAGGTTAAAGCTTGTGGAGTTTGGATTTCTTATCAACGTTTGATGTCCAATTTGCCTCCTGATAATTTGTTCACGAAGGTGATTTCTAGTGATCCTCCTACTAATCTTAACATACAAGCTAAACCAGCAGCTTATTTTAAGGAGCTGCCTCAAGTTTTTGTTGAGGAAATGGAGGTCATTGGTTATTCACCATGCGCTCAGAAGATGGCAACAAAATCGAAGATTGTGAAGTCTTTGATATATGAAGCCGTGAAACCTAGCACAACTTGCCCTGCTCATTTGACAGATTTTGTCAATGAGCAGGGCGAAGCAATTTCTGTGAACAAGAATGGACTTTCTAAATGGGCTCAAAAACCCCATTGGATTGCACCCATTGTTCGCCGAAATATGGAGCGAGTGTGTGGAACACTTCCATATTTACTAGGCAAGGCTGATGCCACTTTTGAGAATGTAGTATCCCTTGATGAAGCCATTAATGGTCGAGAGGGAACCACTCAAGTCCAAATTGAGGTAGAGACAAGTCCTGGACACCCCTACACTGAAATGCCCCACAAGCAACAGGGAAAGAAGGAGTGGATGATTAAGGACTCAGCTGATAGTCAGCGAGCTCATTACCATCTACATCCTTTTTGTATGAAGGAAGTGGAGGAGCGTCTCGCAATGGCACGAGACAATGTTTGCAAATTCACTGTTTGGGGTGATTGCTACAAGGATGAGAGACGACCCAAGGAGAAAGTGCAACAAGGGAAGACTCGGCTGTTTTGTGTTGGCCCCATGGATCTGACCATATCTTGTCGCCAATATTTTATGTGTTTTGCTGATCATTTGATCAAAAATAGAAGGCGATTACCTGTGAAGGTGGGTATTAACCCCGATGGACAGGAATGGAAAGAATTTTGGGATTGGTTGCATACCAATGGCAAGTTTAAAGCCATTGCTGGTGACATGGAGAATTTTGATATGTCGCTTTGTGCTGAGTTGTTGTACCTCGTCTCGGATGCCATTTTGGAATGGTTCAAGTTGAATGGTTCAACTGATGAGGAAAACCAGATTCGGCGAGTTTTGCTGGAGTAAATAATCCAGTCTACCCGATTGAATGGCCACGTTGTTTATCAATGTTGGCAAGGTGTTCCTTCTGGGCATTTTTTGAC